TATTTTTTATGCATGTCTTGCATATCTTTAAACCAATTTGTACTCATACGAAAAAATCCTCCAATGTTGTTTGTTCTTCGGCTGTCCATCCGATAGAATCTAATATTAAATTAAGTGGTTCTAAAAATGTTTTTTGAAATTGTAAATCATAGTCAATATAATTATGCAACTTTAATTCTTTTGGTAAAGCTTCTGGATAAGCAATAACGTTTTCTTTGATTGGATTAGGTAGTCTTAAATAACAGAATTTAATCCTACTACCATTTGTTATAAGTTCATAAGTGTTTTCTATCTTTGCTGCTTTAACATACTTATTAAATAATAATGAACCACGAACATGTATAGGACAACTTTTTTTGTAAATAGTTTTTCTATCATACCAATCAGTAATATTTGAAACTCTTCTTGGAAAAGATACTTGTTCCGGTGTAAGTTTTTTAAATTCATTACGAAAATTTTGGATATATTGTTGTGTTTCTTTTTCAGTACCATTTAGTAATATTTTAAATACTTCTTTAAATTTATCACGTACAACTTGTGGTGTTGAGGACTTAATTGCTTCAATACCCATAATTTTTATTTTTGGTTCTTTATATTGCACACCTTCATTGTTATGAACATTTAAGATATATCTTTTCTTTGCAGTCCATATTCCACTGCTTGATATACCTTCCCTTGCCATAACCATTCTATTTTTATATGCATTTAAATTTTCATATAATCTTTCATATGCTTTTTCTAAAACAGGTTCAAAATGTTCTTTACATATTTTATCTAAGAAAGCTACTGGATTATTAGGTGCAAGTTTTTCTATCAGTGGACCAAAGTTGATGTATAATGAATCCGTATCTATTGCAATAACATATTCATTATTTGTATTTAATAACTTATTCATTGATTTGTTTATTGCTTGTTGAGCCCATTGTATAGCAAGTTGACCTGATAAAGTTACGCCTTCGGCAAGTCTTTTTTCGAAATAAAGAAAATGTTTATTTGCTAAAGCACCATATAAACTATTTAGTAGAATTTTTATTGCCAACTGTTTATTTTCTAAAGTAACTATTTGTTTATCTAACTCGTTTGTATATTCTTTTTGTATTTCTCTTTGTGCAGCTAATTGTAATTTTTTAACTTCTTTACGTTCATCATAATATTCTTCAATAAGTTTTGGAAAAATACCTTGAAAGTCTTTTCTATATTTTGAACCATTAGCAGTTAAAGTATATTCATCTTTTGCAACTACACCTCTTAAGTAATGACCTACACCAGTGACTCCATTATTTTTATGAACTAAAGTTTCTGGTGACATATTATATTGTACTAATATATTAGGATATAGTGAATTTAAATCAAAAGATACAATCCACGAATGTTTACCAATTATCGGTTCTTTAACATAGCCGCCACTTATTATTACTTTTTCTTCTAGCCATCTTTCTTTTGACATATGTTTTTTATAAACTTTTTCATATTCATCATCATTTGCACCTATTGGTCTATACACTTCGTAGTCAGGATGATTTTTCATAGGTAGTAATGGTGATATAATTTTTTGACTAAACAACTTACGATAAACAATTGATTCCCATATTGCAGTAACACCAAAAGTGTCTTGATAATTTACACCACCTTTATATGCTATTGTCATGGCTAATGTTATAAAACCAGTTTTTTCTTCAAGCCTATCAACCAATTCAACATCTTTCATATTATAATCAATATACTTTTGATGATCTTCTTTATAAAGATTTTTAAGAGAACCTTCTTCTTCATAAGAAAGTTTCTTTTCACCAAGTACAACATTTGCAATATGGTTTAATGCATATGATTCTTGTGGACCATAGGTATAACCAAACTTTTGAAACAATTCCATATAATCAAGTGTTTGTATGCCGGGTATTTCATACACATCATTTTCACTACCACGCCTTACAATCTTTCTATGTTCGAGTTGTAACTGCCATGGTGATAGTTTAATTATTTCTTGTATACCTAATACTTGTGACATACGATTTATGATGTAAGGTATATCAAAAAATCTTGTATTCCAACCTGTAATAACATCAGGCGTATGTCTTGGATCTGACCAAAACTCAAGGAACTTTGATAACAATTCAAATTCATCTTTACATTTATAATATCTTACTGGTCTTATTAGAGCTTTTGATTCATTAAAGTCACCGTATCCCCAAACACGATATAGGCCACTTTTACTTGACTTATATGATATTGATAGTATTTTTTGTGATGCTTCATTAGGATGTGGAAAACCATTATCATAATCTGTTTCAATATCAAATGTACCTACATTTACAAATTCTCTTTTAAATTCAATATCACGTGGATATCTTTCTGTAACGAATTGTTGAGTAAATTTTTTATTACCATATATGTTTCTACCTGAAACATCAATGTTTTGCTTTAACCATTGGCCTGCTTCAAACATACTTTCAAAATCTATAGGTGCTACGCTTTGACCATCTAAGCCTGTCCATTCAGTTTTGTTCTTAGATGAAACATATAACTTTGGTTGAAAATATTCTTTACGAGAAAATCTTTCACCGTTGTCATGATAACCGCGGTGAAGGATATTATTTTTATATCGTAATACGTTTGTATAAAATGCCATTAGAATCCTGGGTTAGTTTGTTTTGGACGAAGATGAGGCCAATCGTTATTGGACCAAGCCTTAATTAAGTTTGATACGTTTATATTATATTTAGATAATTTGGATTGTTGTTGTTTTAAATATTCGATTTTAGATTCTTTAGTTTGAAGAATTTGAAAATTTAAAAAATGTTGTTGTAAATTAGTTAATTGTTTTTTAGTCATAAGTACTCCCTTAATTATAATTATATTCTACCATATTTTTTCGGAAAAGTAAAGGAAAAAATGCGATTTTATAAATAAAAATCGCGGCCGTTTTGTAATTTGTATAGTGATAATTCGAAAATGAGTTTTTGGGTTAATGGTGGTAATGAATTATATTGTGGTGATTTAGTAGTATTTGGATCCGAAAATAATAAATCCGCGAATTTGTTAATTGTATGATTATGTTTAAAAATATATTTTTTTATAAATGGTGTTGGGTTATTAAGATTATAGTTTAACATTAAGCTCTCCTTCAATTATTATTATTCTACCACACTTTTAACTTAAAGTAAAGGAGTTTATGTTTAACTTGTTAACTAAACTGCAAATGATTCTCCACAGCCACATTGTGCTGTTGCATTTGGATTTATAACTTTTAAATAAGAACCACCGAACTCCGTAACGTAATCTACTGTACAACCTAAAACGTAGAGTTCTGCAAGTTTATCTAAAACTAAGATGTCTTCAATAAGTGTACCTTTTTCTGTATCATCTGTCATATCCCATTCATATTGAAAACCGGAACAACCACCACCTAAAACACCAAGATAAGCATATTTTTTATTGTGTTTTTTAGTAGTGTTTGTTAAATAATTTTTTGCTGAACTTGTTAAGTTTATCATCTTACTCTTGAAACTGAACCATTTGGTTTTGCCAAGAAAGCTTCAAAGCTTACATCAGGATAATCTTTTTGTAATGATAAGAAAGCTTTTAAATTACTTCTTGCATCATCAAATAATCTTATTCTTTTATAAATTTTTTGATCTAAGTACTTTCGAAAGATAACTTTCTTATTGTCTGCGGCAGGTCCAGATCCAAGGTTACCTGCTCGTTCAACATAGATTTTATCTATGTCAATACCTTGATTTCTGAATGTATCCAAAAATAATTTCTTATTATCGAAGTTTGGTCTTGCAGTTACTATAATAACTCTTGAACCTTTACGTGTTGCATTTCTTAGAATAACTTTTACTTTATCAATCATTCTTGCAATTGGTGTAGAAGTCTTATTAAAAACTTTTGCATTTTTAAATTCACCAAAGTCAAACTCTTCACCAGCTTTTTTCTTATAAGTGTTAAACTGTTGATTATCAAGTTTCTTAATAACTTTACCATCTTTAACAACTTTGACTTTTGCTTTTGTCATAAACATTGTTTCATCAACGTCAAACATTGTGAGACCTTTGCCAGCGGCTTCTTCTAAAAATGTTTTAAATCTTACCATTATAGATATTCTACCATATTTTTAAGCAAATGTAAAGGACTTTTTTCAGTTTTTGTATATTTTTTGTATATGATCCTCAAACTGCTCAACCTTTTCTAATCTATTTGGCCAGAGAATATATTCTTTTTCTGGATTCTTTTTTAGATTATTTAACAAAGGTGTTATTGCATTATAAAGTTTATCAAGTTTTGTTTGTGCAGAGCTTGCTTCTGTCTTAGAAGCTTCAGCTTTCTTGTTAATTTTTTGTACAGCTTCTAGTTCTTCTTCATCTACTGCAGTAAAACCAAAATCAAAAAAATCATCTGACATTATGCTAACGCTTTCATTCTAGTTACTAATCTACCTGCTCTATTTGGAACTTGCCTATACCATGCAGAATCAATCATCTCATCTGCAGCTTTCTTCCAATCTCTTGCATCTACACCAGCTTTCATACCTTTAAATTTAGAAAGCCTTGGTCTACCAAGATTAAACATCATGTTTGCTATAATTAATTGTGCTTCTTCTGGCAAGTCATTGAAGTCATCATATAATATTGAGCAGTCGCTAAGCACTGTTTCAACGTCTTGGTTGAAGGCTTCAATAACTCTATCTTTTGTGACAGGCGTTCCAAGTTCTGCCCCTGCTTCTGGATCTGTATCCCTAACCAAATGACCAATACCAAAAGTAGGATAGCCGAGATGGTCGTTATATATTTCATACTTTACTCCTTCATCCACTTCAAGTTCTTTTCGTAACTGTTCTATATTCATAGTCACCTCCTATAAATTACTATTTATAATAAAAAAGGCGGGAAGAACCCGCCCTAATTATTAGTATTTTTCGTGATATTCATTGACTGTTGCATCATTCATTCTTTGGAGTATCTGATCATACTCTTTTTGATTGTGATGACCTAAATGAATTAGTTGTTGAGCAACTATTCTATTTGCTGACATCTGTCTTGCAAACTGCCAATTCTTGATTATACTTTTAAATTTTGATGCTACTGCATCACAGAAACTGCATACTGATGCAGTGAGTTGCATTGTTGTCATTTTAATCCTCGTTAAATTATTTAATGTTAATTGTACGAGGCTGCTTCTCTTCCGGTAAAACTACTTCTAGTTTGACAGTTAATATTCCATCCGTTAGATCGGCACCAGTTACTTCGGTGTATTCCGACAGTCTGAATGACTTTTCAAACTTACGTCCACTAATTCCTT